CTTTACAGATAAAGATTTAAGCATATCTTTGATCTCACTGAATTGCTCGCTATGCCTGGTGTCAGTACGATCCATTCTTTCAGACAGACTTTTAATATCCATATTGTTTACTACAGTTTCTTTTTCAATACCTGTAACATATGTAAAGAACCCAACCGCTATTGCTAGGGTCGTAAATAAATGAGAGACACTCAAGCTTTTTGACATATGCCAGCCTGTGCTCTGTCTTCGTTCTTCCATATTACACTCCTAACTTCGGCTTCTCTTCAGGGTCTGGCTGTTTAGCTGGGCGGCTTTCCGCCTCTGTAGGTAATAAAACATCCTTTGCTGTCATAAATACACATGACACATTAAGATTCGGATTACCTAATATGATAGTAGACGAAGGATTGTTTTTATTTTCTGTAATAATCATAAACAATGGAAGCGGTCTATCAACAGAGATTTGCACAGTATAAGCTGGTACTTCATTATACTTTTCCATTAGCTCAAGTATTAGATACTCAGGCCCACCTTTCGTACACAGCACCTTCATTGGTACTATTGTAGCGAATGGTTCTGTTTTACTAGCGTATGATTCATCGGGTGAGAAAGCAAAAAACAACCACAATGATAGAACAGCTAGCTTTAGTAACCCCATTTATATTTCTCAGTACGCCTTTGGGGGAGCTTTCTTAACTTTCTTTCCAGTCTTAGATGCGTAGATCTTAGCCTTCTTCTTTCCGGCTGCTGTATATGCGAACTTCTTTGTACCTACTTTTGGCATCAGTTAGCTCCTAAAAAGCAAAGCGGTTTTTATATTTTCAATCTTACTAGAGACTGTGCCCACCATCACAAAAGGAAGAACCGCATGAATCAGAGAAACATACGACAGAATATTAAGCATACAAAATAATTTAAAACTAAAAAACATATGGCTAAGATATGATTCTTCAGTTTCTTTTAAGTGACTAAAATTCATTAATGCAATTGCTCCTTAACCTCTTCGATTATTTCAACTTCCAGTTTGCTAAGTATATCTTTTACATCTACAGACTTTGTAACCTCAATCTTGTGTTCTTTAACTTCCTTGACATCCTTCTCCTGCTTAGAGTAAGCAGACCTATAGTTAAACTTATTAACCATAAGAAAAGAATAGAGAGCTGTATTGAATGATTTGTTCTCTACGTTCTCCCTACCAAGCTGTACCCAAAAGGATTCAGAAGATTCTAATCCTAACTGAGCGGCTTCCTGAAAGTCTTTCTTTCTCTCATCCTTAAGCCATCTATACCAGGTAGACTTATTAATCCCCAAAAACTTACAGCACTCAACAATAGATGCGCCCTTATCAAACATCTCTCCTATGGCCTTCTTACTTTTAGAATTCCATACGGAAGAGTGAACTACCTCTCCCTGTCTTTTTCGCGGCTTATTCATCAGTTTGTTATAAAGTCAATAATAAGTTTACCATCTAGATGATCCACCTCATGCTGAACACAATATGAATCTACATCATTAAATTCCTGCTTAACCTCAACACCATTGATATCTGTATATTCCACCACTACAAGCTCCGATCTGGTAACAGGTATTCGCATACCCGGAACAGACAAACAAGCTTCTGATGTTCTGGTTTTACCAGTACGTTCAATGATAGAAGGGTTAAGCATTACATATAAATCATCTCTATCCTCAGATGTATCCATGACAATCATTCTTTTGTGACTGTCCACCTGAGTCGCGGCGAGCCCTATGCCCTCATTCTTATACATAGTGTACGCCATATCTTGAGCAAGGCCAACTACACCTGAAGATATCTGTTTTATCTTCTTTGCTTTCTTCCTAAGTCTTGCATCAGGGAACTCTAGGATATCAAGTTCCTTCATTTGTTATTTATGCTTTTTTCTTTTTGCCAATCTTATGGTTATAAGCTTTCAGGACCTTAGCCCTCTTAGCGTCAGTAGTTGCTGCCGACATATGCTTAGTTTTCCAAGCATCGGCTTCCTTTTTCTTAGCCCCTGTCTTCATAGAGCCATGTTGGGTTTTGCCTAAATTAGCAACCTTCTTTCCTTCAGAAACATGAGACTTCATAGTATCACTAGACTTGCCCTTTTTAAAAGAAGACTTAGCAATAGACTTTCTTTCAGCCTTTTCACCCGCGCTAGCCCCAAGCTTCTTCAGATAGGTAGTTTGCTGCTTCCTTACCCCCGCATCCTTACTTAAGGCATCAGATCCCTTCAGGCTTTTCTTTGGGGCTACAGCCATACCGGCTCCCTTCCATGCAGAACTCTTCCTTACGTTAGATCTGACAGCCTTTTTGAGCTTATCCTTATCTTCGAGTGATAGTTTAGACTTAATCTTCTTAGTAGCCATAGTATTCTCTTATTAGTTAAATTGGAAGGACGACCCACATCCACAAGAACTTGTATTTTTTACACTAAAATTAAATGTAGGCTGAAATACATCAGTCTTCCAGTCCAGAGTTGCCTCTAATAAATACTCTTCCGAGATGGAATCCACAGCTATGTTGTGAGTTATCCATATATCTTTTGGGTCTTGTTCTATTTCCTTCTTCATACCTATCTTGAACCCAGAACATCCACCTCCATCTACACTTATCCTTAGAAATTCCGAATCCTTTAGTATCAAGTCCACCTGGTTCTGTGCTTTCGCGGTTATATCCATTCATACTCAATAATATTATTACAGTAACTTAAGTATACTCTTACCATTAGAGATTCTATACTTATCTATCAGCCCTATTATTAATTATATCCACCTACCAGAGGAATTCCCTCCCTTCCTATAATACATACTAGCCCTATCCTCCAATAGGAGAGTGAGGAACATACGCCCTCATTACTATTATACCATATTAGGGTGTTTTTATAGGGCCAATTGTGTACCTTTTTGAAATTAATTTCAATTATTTTGCAATTAAATAGATATTTAAGTAGAATCCTATAAAAAATTGCTAAAAAAATTACTACTGGGGTAGATATATAGCGCTTAATGTTCCATTAGAGATGCCTCTATGTGCGTGTATACGGGTTTTTATTAATATGTATGGGGGGTTGCATCGTTCCGTCTAAAGGTTGGAACGTCTCAGATGAAGCCGTCGGAGTACCTTCCAAATCGAAAAAGCCCACAGGTTGTAGGGGTTTCCTGGTAGGGGTGTGGTATAAAAACAACTTGACAATTGAGGCCAGATGCCCGATAATGGTCGTGTTGATGATGAATGATGCTCTAATAAGAGAGTGTCGCATGTGTCAACGGAGAATACGCTTATCGCAGATTAACAGGAGAAATCACAATGACTGAACCGCTCTCAATGCGTGAGAAAAGGTTGGCACTCAAAAAAGAGGGTTTTCTCTCTCATGAGATTGCTGACGAAATGGAAGCATACGCAAAAGAACTGGGATTGTCAACAGAACGCCGACTCGCCCCTCAAAAGGCGCCCACTGCTAAAATGGGTGTCTCGGGTAAGGAAAGGCCTAGAATGGGTCTTTTTGTTAGCCAGGGTACTTTGATGGCGTCGCATGGCAAAAGAGCACGATGGCAATAAAGTTTAGTGGCAAGATATACAATCCCTTGCATGGGGTAGGGGATTGCAATCTAATCACTAAGATAGGGGGTGCAGTAACAGCAAGATATTCGTTGACGCAATAGAGCATGATAATTACCCAGAGATAGACTGTGAGTTGTTGGGTAGGGTTAGGCACCTAGTCGATGTTCGGGCAGAGTTTGGACATATCCCGCTAGTTGTGGGGACTAACTACCCGGGTAATGACTATATGTCAATCTCATACCAGCAGATCGGTGAGATTTCTGATTATCAATGGCAAGCTTTACCATTGTATCGTAAGTCATGCGTGTGCTGTAAATAAGCGGTTATATCAGTGTGGTCTGAGGGCCACACGAATATACTCGTTGCTTGAGTGTACGGGAGTCGCCCTAATCTGGCGCAGTCGGAAAGTACCGACCAACCGTTATCGAGCCGGAAAGGCCGCGTGGAGAGATCTGCGGAAAATAGGATTCGTGTCACGGACAAACCATGGCTGTGGTTGATGTGAACGGAGCCGAGATTGCTTGCTGTTTTGTGGTATTTCGGGGACTCATTCATAGACTGCTACTAATGACTTGGTGGAACGGGCAGACCTGGGCTGAGCCAGGCTGAACGGAGGGCATCTGCGGGGGAGGTCTGACAACCTTACGCCCAGTACAGCACCTCCGGACACGCTGAACGCGTATAAGTTGACAAGCCACTCTGTGGGATACGCCTATAGTTAAGACCTTTTTTCCTTATGGGAACAGAATGTTCTGTTTCATTCAACCCTTAAGGGAGATTTAGTCCTATGAGTATCGGTGATAATTCAATCATGAAAAAAGATGAGTTGCACAAGGCTATTGATGCGGCGGTAACGAATCACCAAGATTCGATGATCGAACTGCAAATGGTTGCGACCCAGGCTGTGCTCCACGCTGTAGAGCATGGGGATACAGTGTTTGGTGCTCGTATCTATAACGGTTTGAAGGGTCGTATTGGCGATGACTTTCAGAAATGGTTCGAAGATCATGCTGGTTGTAAGTGGGAAAGCCCTGCGTTTAAGATGGTTAGGGGCGTTAAGCAAGAGAAAGATATCAACAAACTTCTCGCTACTCCGTTCTATTTGTACAAGCGTGAGCCTTTGAACAACCCGTATGATTTTGTCAAGCGATGTAATACAATGGCAAAAGACATGACGAACGAGAAGAAGTCTCCGTATATCAATCATTCTGATTCAGCTCAACAAGATGCTGTATTTCAGTTGATTTCAAGCCTTAAAACAGCTGGGTTTTCTGTTGATTCATTCAGTGAACCAAGTGTAGACAAAAAAGCCGTATCATTCTAATAATAAGGGGGCAACCTAGCGATAGGCTGTTCCCATAAGGGAAAAAGGAGATAAGTTATGACTAGAAAGGAAGCCGCACTCGCCTACTTGGTCGCTTGTCGGTACACCACCCATGAGATCAATCTTCTTTGGGAGATATTCTTTTCTGAGCTTGTGGACTATAGGCCTAAAGAATTACAGCCAAAGTTGAATTCTATCGCTCAAGCTATCTCATCTCCAGGTTGGATCGAATTTCCAGAAGGGGTTGATATACCAGAGGACTGAGCCTATGTATTTGTGTAGGTACCTACATGCCTACACTTAAAGGAGAGGGAGAAAGGTATGACGAAGACTAATTGGACTTCTGCTAGCAGCAGTTTGGATTTGTTGGGTTTAATTTATAATGACCTAGAAGCATTGCTCGATAATAAGCGAGATCATTGGGAACTCACAGAGGATAATATACTCCCGATGCTAGATATAATTGACGAACTCAAAGAGCGCCTTGAGAATTTACCAATGCTGAAGGATCAGGAGTAATTATGGTAGACTCCAACGTTGTTACCGTGGAATATCGGGAAGATGGGTTTTATTATGTGTTAGTAGATGGAAAAGAGGTGATCAAGACTGTAAGATATGAAGATATTGAGGGATTAGATGAGCCAACCTGAGCAATTTACTAAAAATGTGACTGTCCTGGGTAATAACCTCACTGCTTATGGGGTATGGAGGCCAGAAAACAAGGTTTTGGACGTTTATTTAGATGATTTAGAGGGTGAAAAGCACCTATCAGAGGGTAATATCAAGTTTTCCTCTAAGAAACTGGCTAAAGAGTGGTTTATTTCAGCTCCTTTCTTTAAAACTGACGTTAAACTTCTATAAATAAGGAGAATCATACCTATGAAAGCGGCAGAAAGCCGTGTTAATGCAGAAAAATACGATGTTATTTACATTGGATTTTGGGAAAATGATGGGGAGTCATTCAATATTGACGCTCCAACTGAGTGTGTAACCTTGAATCTTACCGACCCAGAGTATTATGCAGAGCATATGGCTGAGTGTGGCATCACTTGTATCATTGAGCCGCATGATGGGTCGTTAGATGTACAGCTAGAGAGAGCCAGGACTGTAAATTTTGTATTAGAATCTCTTCTTATGGCGTTTAGGTACAGGAATCTAGGTTTGATGGCTCATTTTATTAAACCTCTAGCTTATTTTGAGGCTTTAAGGTCTAAACTTTTCTTGAAATAGGAGCATTAACATGGAAATTGAAAAGAGGGTGCACTTTATTAGTAACTATGTAAGCCTACTGGAGCCAGAAGAAATTGATTGGCTTCATTTTAAGCTTATCTGTGATCTGGATATATCGCCCTGCATAAAGAAAACTAATAAGGGGGATCTTATCTTTGACGAGGATCTTCTCGCCATAAAGCAGGCTAATATCATTCACAGGCTGTCACTATTAAGGCTATCAGAAGAAAGAGTTTCTTTACCACCGTTCTCGGATGGCGAGGTATACTATCTTAAGAAGCCTGATGAGTAGGAGTATGGAACATGGTGTTTCTTGGTGATGAGGGGGCTATGCTCGATCTGACATGGCCTGATAATTGCTGTATCATTGGGTATACATCTATCCATGGAAAGGTTAATCCAGCAGCATTTAACTGGATGAGAGAACATATAGTTGGTCAATCTGTTATAGCGCCAACGTTTCAAATAGTATCTGGATGGAAGGGAGGGTACAACGATGAGGGTTATTTCCAATATGTGTGCCATTACTCCGAGATGAAAGGGTATCGTCCATTCAATAATACTAATGCAGTAACCGGTGATCCTTCGGTTGTTCCTCCAATGTTTGATTTTTATTTCTCGTTCAATGAAGAGATGAATAAAGCATTACTTGTTAGGTTGAGGATTGAAGGAATGCCTGATAGAATAAAGCCAATAAAATATTTTGGTAGAACTGCGACCCGCTAATCCAGGCGGCGTATTGCTGGGAGATAGAGATGTCCAAGAAAGGTGTTCCCGTTTATGGAATGATGGGCTGTGAGCAAATCATTGTCTATCGGTGTAGCAGTAAAGACAAGTCAGTTCCTCTGTTTGTCTCAACCAAGGATAACATTAGGATATATATGTCTAGATTAGTTATATCTTCTATGATGCCTAAAGATATCCAAAAACTTTAAGGTTTAATATAATGACAGTAAAGGTCTCAGTAAGTGAGTTACCTTCCTATTATGACTCTTGCCTGGGACTGCCTATGTTAGTCACTGGTGAATCTGGTATAGGAAAGACTGAAATCACAAAGCAGTGGACTGAAGCTAGGTCTCTTGCTTGTGTAGATGTAAGGGCTTCTCAGCTAGATCCGAGTGATGTAAAGGGAGTTCCATATAGAGAGGGGTTAGCATCACGCTGGGCTATTCCTGACTTTCTACCCCAAGTAGATAGAGACGGGGAAGAAGGTGTATTAGTATTAGATGAATATTTAGACGGTGATGAGTCAGTTTTCTCTGCCTTTCAACAGTTAATACTGGAGAGAAGGTTAGGAGATTACATTTTTCCAGACAAGTGGATGATCATTGCATTGGGCAATAAGAAAGAGCATGGAGGTGTTAACCGTGGTCTCTCTTCAGCGCAACAAGATAGATTCGTTCACTTGGAAGCATCCCTGGATCATGAAAGTCTAAAAAGTTATTTCATTAAGAAGGGAATTAGTCCGTTAATCACATCATTTATACATACTCATCCAGACCTGGCGCATAGAAGGCCAGAGCGTGGTTCTGGTGAATGGGCGTGGCCAACACCAAGATCTTATGAAAGAATTGATTCTATTCTTAAGGGAGATCCTCCAAAATCTATGAGGTTTAATTTGTTTGCTGGATTAATTGGAGAGGGTGCGGCTACATCTTTGGATGCACACATTAAATTTGCATCTGATGTTCCAGATCCGCTTGACTGTATCAAAAGCCCTGAGTCAACAAGGGTTCCAGAGAATGCTAGCGCTAAGTATGCAATTACCTGTAGCTTGGCCAGGTATTCGAAGCCTAAAAACTTTGCAAATGTGATAAAATATGTTGATCGGTTAGGTGCAGAGTTCTCTACATTATTAATGATGGAGGCTAAGAACATAACTCCAGAGTTAATTGAGACTGATGCGTTTGCTGA